TCACTGGCCTCCGTACTGTCTATATAGAGAAGGATACACGGCGCTCAACGTATGGTGGCAGCCGGTGCAAAGTTGCGACAGCATTGTCCTGATCTTGCGGTCGGTGCGAGCCTGGTGCTGCGCCATCCGGCGTCGCTCCTTCGCCATAGCTTCAACGGATTCATCCATCGCGATTTCACGGGCACGCAGCGCACGCGTGCGTAGTGCGTAGCGGCTGATATGACTGGTGCGTGAGACGAGCTCGCGGAAAGTGACCTCCTCTGCAAACGTGTCCAGCGCTTCGGCGAAGCCATCGTTTTTCCCCTCAGCGTAACCGGCCTCGCGCTCGGCTTTGAGCTGCGCGAAAACGGACTTCCCGATTGTGCGCAGGTCCTCCTCTGTCGGGAAAAAGTGCACGTACTTCAGGTTCTTGTAAATGGACGCGGGACCGAGGAGAATCCATGGTTCAGCAAGCTTCGCGAGAGTTTCAGGATAGTTGCACTTGTCCAACTTCTCGGCGAAATAGAGAAGTCGCTCAACAGGCAGCGATGTGTCGTTCGCCTTCTCCCATTCAGTTACAATTTGATCGAGCCAGTCTCGACGTGCACGGGTTTTGTCATTCCAGACCGAGGGCACGCCTGCGTTCGTCGCGCCATTGCCTATTGACACTGCGGTCAACACTGTTGCTGCCAGTTTTCCGCAGCTTTCGATTTCGCGCCTTGTCCTCTTCTTTCGCGAACCAGTTGTTGGCGTATCGATACCAGTCCCGCTTGTGTCGTGCGCGTCCGGGATTGTCTCGCAGCCAGCATTCGGCTTTGTGCAGTTCATGATTCAGTTCCTCCTTCGTCAAATACCCGGGTGTCAAATAGCGATCCATGAGCCGGGTGATATCCTCAAGGGTCAAATAAAATCTTGGGTAGATTTTTGAGCGCCAAGCGATAGGCACAAGAGCATCGTCAGCCATCGGGTTTCGCCTCCTCGTTCTCGGGCTCGCGGTGCGCTGCGCTTGGTGTGTGGCAATCCAACGTCTCACCATGCACGAGATACGCGCGGTGTTCGTCCGATTTACGGCACTGGAAGTGTGCGACTGCACCGCCACCCCTTACGAGGGCGACGGTGCAGATCGACACGCATGTGAGGCAGCCGATGTTCACGACTTTTCCTCGACGGCGAGCTTCAGTTCATAGAAAAATTGCTCTTCTTGATGGCGACTCAATCCGAGCGGTGTGAGTTCCTCCAAAGTCAGATCCTTCGCGGCGATAGCGGCGAGGATTTCCTCTTTATTCAGTTCGTCCTTCTGCCGGATGAAACGCCATGCCCACTTCGAGGCTTTGACGAGTTTGATGGCGGCATCGACGGTGATGCCCTTGATTTGTTTGATGCTGGGCGGATCGTTGCGGAAACCTAGAATACCGTGCATCAATGTCCGGCTCTTTGTTTTACCGAATTCAAGGCGTTTTGTTGCGGCGAAGTTTTTCAGGCCGAGCTCGTATGCTTCGATGTCTTGCTCGATAGGCGCGATTTCGGAGGCGAGGTGAGCACGTCTGGATTGCTCCTTCTCGTTGTAGTCGGCTATCGCCTTCTGTACCTTGGTGCGCTTGATGCTGAGCTCGCGCAGCGCTGTGTCGGCCTCGTCCCAACTGCTAATCTGAACTGCAGCGACTTTGACGGTTTTACGCTTTGCCATGTGTGGCTCCTGTAAATAAACGTGAAAAGGTTTTTTTCGGTGAGGTTGTTCGTGGCGGTCGTACTTCCGTGAGAAGGCTTCGCACGCGAATCTCCCAGTAGCGAGTCGCCATTTGCTTGCCTTCACGGAAATTGCTGCACGGGAAGTAGCTTTCGTCGAAGTGCACAGAGAAACAGAAACCCCACTCCCAGCCGGATGTGACGCGCCATTTGACGGACATGTACCCGAATGCATTGCAGGCCTGGTGCTCAATGAATTCATCTGTTGACCAATCCATGCGCTGCCACTTTAGCGGTGCGATTCGGTAAAGTTTCCCGTCACTCATCGCGCACCTCGTTTGCAGCAGCTTGGCGTATCGTGCACAGCGGTGATGCTGTACAGCGATTCGCGTCGGGAGACGAGGATATAATCGACAGTGTTATCGCGGCGCAGTTGTCGCAGGATGCGACCAGGCGAATCCGGTGCAACGCTGGTACGCAGGCGCACATACTCGGTGAGCTCGTCCATGCGGAACGTGTCGAACAATCGCTGCCGGCAGAAGCCGAGCACGATGTCCCTAATCTCGCTTTCCACACGCGCGAGTTCACGCTCGCCCGTTTGCTTCGCGGCCGGATCGGTGCGTGCTTGATAAACGGATTCACGCATCGGGACCTCCTTCCATTTCAGCAGCCGGCAGTTGCTCCGCAAACGCGAAAACTTTGATTTCGCTACCGTCATCAAGCACGACCGTGACCGGGTTGAGCCCAAATAAACCACCACCGGCATAATTGCACGGACCACCTTTGCGACGGAACGTTTTCTCGTCATCTGTCTCGCCGAGCCAGCGGCCGACACAAGAGAATGCCGTTGTGCCTACTGGTGCACCGGCTTCACGCCAATCGCGGACAGAGGCAACATGTCCGCATGATGGACAAACGAAGCGCCAGTCCAGTAAATCGGGACCGAAGAGCCGCGTTGCTTCCGCACGCCACTCTGCCATGGTGTAGATAGAATCGCTCATCGGGCACCGCCTTTCTCCTCCAGCGTTTCCTGCAGCATCATCACGATGCTGCCGGTGCCGTCGTCGGAGACGGCGAGGTCGCTGGTCGGCTCGCGGAAATCCACACGGACTGTGCGGTTGATGATGATGTACGGACGGAGTTGCAGAGCGATGTCGCTGGTATCGTTGTGCAGCAGGGATCGCAATTGTGCGGTGACGGTCAGCGGCATCTCGCGATCAATCATATGAGCATAAGCAGTGCCGAGGATGGCGCGTACCGCATCGAGCTTGCCAGGTGCGATCCACCATTCGCGGCGTACAGTGCGTACGGCTTCGCCGGCCTCGCTCTTCATGACCTCATGCTGACATTTTGCGGGGAACAAAGGCTCGAGCCGCTGGCGGATAGCGCCGAGCTCGCGATCTATCTCGCGACGCTGGCGCACAAGCTCCAGACCTCGTTGGATTTCGGATGATGTATTCATGCGTCCACCTCCATTTCGTCTACGATTTGTTGAAGTCTTTTCTTGCACTTGTTCCAGTAATGCAAGCGTATCGCCACGAAGCTCGCTGTTATCAGCACGGCAACGATCAGCAGAGACGCGACGGCGCTACAGATCGAAATTGTCATGTCGCTACAGCTCCCATCGCCTCGAGTGCGCGGACGATTTTATGAACGAGGGATTCCTCAACCATCAGCAGACTACCGCGATGGAAGCGCCGATGGATAAAGAGGTTGAATGCTCTTTTACGCGAGGCGTCATCCTTTGATCGCGATACCTGTTTCCACATGGCGTCGAGCATGTTGATCTGGTCTGGCGTCGCCATGCGGATTTCGAGGTCCACGCGGCCATCGCCGGTGCGGAGGCCTTCCTGCCCGGAGCGGCCGCGTCGCTTGCTGTCGCGCGGATATTTTTTCCACACTCCCAGCGCGATCGCTTTCGTCTCGAGCGCAGTGAGCAAGGATACCGCCTGAGAGGCGGACAGTTCGGTGCTGCTGAGGACACCGTACGACTGTAGAGTCGTACGGTAGTCCTCTTCGCTCATGCGCAGCTTCGCGCGCAGGACATGCAGCATTTTTATCTGGTCGCGATTGATCTTGCTCATATCAATCGCTCGGAAATGATGTGCTTGAGCATTTGCTCGTTGACCTTCTTGCCGGTGTAGCGGCTGATGTCACGCGCGTCTTTGCAGAGGTCGATCAACACGCGTGCAACACCGTTGCTGGTGTCGTGCAAAAGGTCTGCAAGGTCCTCGGCGCTGTCCGGCAGGACGGTGTTTGCAAGGGCGAAGGTGTCGCTGTGGTCGAGCAGACCGAGGCGCGTGCAGGTGCGGACGCGATTGGTGACGTATTCGTATTGCTCGCGAAGGTTGAGCAGCTTCTTCTCAAATTTCTGAAGGCCTACATACAACACACCCACATCCGCTTTGTCGTGGATACGCCGGATGGCATCGAGCGCATCCGCGCTGAGGTTCTCAGCCTCGTCGGCGATAATCATGCGGCCGGTGCGAGCGAGGCGCGTGATGATTTCGCGAAGCATTTGCGGTGCGGTGCCGTTGCCGCTGAGGCCTGCACCGATGTGGATGTCTGCAACCACATCGCGCAGGCGCTGTGTGGCGTCGCACTCGATCAGAATGACATCGGGATTGAGACGTGCGTACTCTTTTGCGCTGCGGGTTTTACCGACGCCTGACGGTCCGATGACGAGACCGACCGAGCGGTTGATGTGCGTCTTTTTTGCCGCGCGGAAAAACAGCTTCCCGATGGTCGTATCCTGAAACGGAACTTCGTCCATCGGTTCGACTCGCTCGCGTTCGTCCTGACGGGAGAGGAATGCCGCGACCGCAGCGGTGAGCTTCTCGTTGTCGCCGGCGTACTTTCCAACCGACCAGCGAGACAGGGCGCTCGCCGACAAACCCATACTGCGTGCCGCGCTGGACGATGCGCCCTTGCCATGGCGCTCGAGATACGCTTGGAACAGTTCGCGGGTCTGCTGCTCGATTGTGTTTTCAGTTTTCGGTGTCATAAATTACATGCCTCCTATGAATTGTTGCCCTCGCGGGCAATGGTTCGTTAAACTGGCCGGTGTCTACGCACCGGCCTTCTTTATAGCAGATCGTCGTATAGATCGAGGGATGAGAATACCGGCTCCTGTTTGCGCTCGTATTCCACATTTATTGTATAGCCGTCTGTGCCGGTTGAGCGCTGCACTTCAATAGCGCGACGCGCCTCGGTCATCGGTGTGATGGCTACTATCTGTCCCGTTTCGTGCTCGCACTGAATTGCGTCGATGGCGTTCTCGATGAGCAGCTTCGCAAGCTTCTCGTCAATCATCTGTCCGGCATAGGCAAGCACCTCGCCGGTGTTGACGTTTGCGATGTCGGCAGCGAGTGTGCGACCGAGGATGCGCGTGCGTGTGGCCGCGATGCGTTCGCCTGGTACGATCGGGTTTGTGGTATTGAGCAGAGTGCGAAGATCGGCCATCAACTGCTGAGGCTTGAGCGGCTCAACCTTCACGTTTGCTTTGAGGCGCTTTTCTGTCGCACGGATGGTGCGCATAACAGAGGAAACAATTTCTTTTTCTTCGGCTGTACGTGCGAGCGCAGGTGTACGGAGTGCGTCGCAGCGAGCTTCGCAGAGTGCCTCATGCGTTTCGGCGTCGTGAACTATCGCGCACCCGTTTGCATTGTCGAACGGGATGCGGAGGTACACGCGTGTGCCGTTTTTAAGAATGAGATTTTCGTGGAACCAGCGATGGCCTTCCCATTCGACGCCTCCGCGACGGATCTGTCGAGGCGGCGAGAGACGTGCATGCAGGAGACGCAGATCCTCTTCGGCAACTCGCGGCAGGTCGAAGCGAAATTCCTCCGCCCATGCCTGTGCGCGGGAGCGCCCGCGTAAAACCTTACCGTTGGATTTTTCGCGATGAAATACTTCGCGCACATACACATCGACGGCCGCGCGCATCTCAGCGATTGTCGGGAGTGTACCGGATTTAAGTCTGCCGGCGAGGGATTCAGGTCGACGGCCGGGTTTATTACCGACGTAGCCGAGCTGCAGTTTCGAGAAGCCGTCGCAGAACGTGCGGAAATCACGCTCGAGCGTTTTCGACTGGCCATGATACGGAATGGTGAAATGCGGTGTGACTCCGAGCAGCATGAGCATGGAACGCTCGCGTGCCTCGTCATCCACCTTGCGACCTCCCGCGAAGCTGCGGGCGCGATAATCTTTACCGTTGTCAATAATCGCGTCGGTTGGTTTGCCATACGAGCGGACACCATCCGCAAACACCTGCGATACGATTTCGCTCGAGGGATCTTCTTCGCGCAGATGCCATGAGAGCCAGTACCCTGTGCGCATGTCGCGCCACACGGTGAGCCATGGCCGCACCGGATTCCCCATTGAATCCTGACAGAGCACATCGATTTTGTGGTGATCCGAGAACCAGATCCGTCCCGCGACGATGTTGTCGTGATCGCGATCGCTGTGCAGGTTGTGCTTCCGATTGTATGCGTCGAAGCCTTCGCGAGCTAAACAGATTTCAGCCTCGCCATGTCGTGCCTTGAGAGCACGCAGGAAGCTGGCGCAGGACGGGAAGGATGCGTACACATCATCCGCATCTTCCTTGACGATGGCACCGGCTGCAGCGCAGGTGTGCGCGCGCGCGAGGAGCCAGCAGCGCTCGGCTGCGATTCGATTGTCTGAGAGATACAGTTCGCGGAATTTTTCAAACGCAATTTCACCCCATTTCCCGAGCTGTTTAAAGCTCAGAGCCTTCGAGCGATTACCACCGTATTTGCAGAGGAGCGCTTCTGCACCGCCTGTACGCATCGCAGCGCGAAGCTGGTAAAGGTGACTGCGGCTGCAGGAGGCTGCCGGCTGCTCGGCATTCCATTTATCCAGAGCTGCTTCGAGCTCGGTACCGCGAAGTCCATCGGTGCGCTGTAACAGCGGGAGGTACTTTTCGAGCGTGCGGCGATTGTATGCGGGAGCGTTGAGTGCGACAGCCAGTGTAGATTCGGCGACGGGTGCTGCACATGCGACCGGGGCGTTATTGCGCTGCCATGTTCGTTGAGCAGCTGCCGGGAGTGAATCAAGGGCGATCAAGTATTGATGACCACCGGCGCAGGGACGTGTGACCGAGCGGAATTCACCGGATGTAACACGGACGAGAACTCGGCGCTTGCTTATCCCGAGCAGGCTGGCGACGTCTTGTGCGGTGAGAAATACGGAGGTGCTATCCACGTGTGTCCCTTGTTGATTTAGCGTCTTTCGTAAGCGGTTGCAATTGCTGCGCTCGAGTATTCGTGGAGCTCGTGCAGTTCGTGCTGCTCGACAAACCCGTGAGGCACTACGACCGGAGTGCTGAGCCCTTTGCGCTCGACAATCCATACCGCGATTACCGGGTACCTGCCATCGGCGTCGCGCTCTGCGGTGACCAGGCTCAGACGCTGCCGGCAGTCGACAGGAGCGCGATGTGTGGAAATGCTGTGTATGACGGAGGTGATGGACATGTGTTGATGAGGGCAGGTACTACGGGTTTGTTGTTGTCTCGATCCCGAGCTTTTTGATAGCCTTGGCGATCTGCCGATCCTTCGCACGTTTCAGCTCGATCGCGCGGATTCCAATTTCAACCGTCCTCGTCCTGAACAAGGCACGCCATACATTCCCTCGGGACATGCCGCGTTCCTGCCCGATCTTCGTGAACACACCGCGATAGGCACGTCGCCAGTCGGTGGCGTCAATCTCGGACCAGAGGGCGTCTATATCGTTTGTTTTTTTCATTTGACTTTATTCTGTGACCGCGATAACTTGATGAATACAAGTTGCAATCAAGATACTACAAAACGTAGTCGATGTCAAGAGCCAAACTACAATACGTAGGCGATCTGATCTCCCGTTTGAAACAGCACCTTCAGGTTGAAACAGACGCTCAATTGGCCGAATCTCTCGGGCTGAGCCGTAACGCCATATCCGTTTGGAGGCACCGAGAGAACGTTGATCTCCCGTTGATAATTACAAAATGTAGTGATTTGAACCTGCACTGGCTGATAACCGGTGTGGGTGAAGCGAGCGCACCGGAGTCGACCGGTGTGTCCGAGACCGAGGCGACATTACTCGAGCAGCTCCGCGCGTACGGATGGGACACGCTTGAGCTGCTCTCGTATCTGGTCGAGTTGCACGCGCTGATGCACCGCTACGGCAGAAAGGTGGATGTGCAGTCCCTAGGCTCCTTTCTTACTGAGCGAGAAGAAATAGAATCCCGTACAGGGCAAAGTCGTCCGAAGATGGCGGCAGAGCCTGGTGCTAAATACAAATAGAGCGTCACAAGTCATTCCAGGAGGCCGGATTGGAAGCACATCAACTACGCGCGATGGTCGGATGGTACGGTACGCAACAACGGGACATCGACAATCTCTGCAGTCAGCAGTGGCCAGAGCAAGTCATGCGAGGCATTGGGGCCATTGTGGAATGGGGGCACAATCTTAGCGGCGTTACACGATCATTTAGAGATCATGTCAAAATTCAGAATCTGACGGACTGCATAGCTGAACTCACATGGTTGGGTGCATGCCTTCGCTTTGAGAGACAAGACGAAGGCCTTTGGATTCTTCCCGGTGAGTACGGTCTCGGCGACGATTTTGCGCTCGCACCATGTACACGTTTGACTGTTTGTTGGAGCGATAGGGATGGGCACGTTGTCCCAATCGGCGAAGTACTCTTTTTTGGCGATGGGATGATGCACGGTTCTGGATGTTATGCGTGTGACAGCACCACACGGCCTATCGACGTCAATGCATTGGTGGACCAGTTCTTCCAGTATTTGATGACAAGCTTTCGCCCGAGAACACACAAGCTGGTAGAGGCATGATGAAGTATCACGTCATTCTCTTTGAATCACCGTGCTTCACGCTGAGCGTTATGGGCTCCGATCGTAATCGGCTGATCGCTCTCGGCCGCGATGCGTATGCATCTGCTTTGACCGGCAATCTGGATACGATGCTCGGGCAGTTCGAGATAGAGGTACAGCGCGGGATGTATTCGCCTGAAGTTGAAAAGTACCACAAGGTAAATTATCCCCTCTTACAGAAAGCCCTTTCTGTCGGAGTGCGAGGGCCAGACCCGATTGGGGATAGGCATGCACTTGACGAAGCTTATCGGAACTATCCGGTGAAAGCCGGCATCATCGGTCGGGATATTCTTGCCAGCAAATCAATTGAACCGATCGTGATGGCCAAGGCTATCGTCATGCACCTCCAAGCGGCCGTGCTCAATCATCAACGAATCGAAAGCGCGAAGGAAGTAGCAGGTAGGCGACCGTACTGGATTTTTTATGGGATCGCAGACTCCCATTGCTGTGCCACCTGTGAGATACTGGATGGCAAGGTCTTCGCGTACAATGATCCGGTCTGGAAAAAGCATCTGCCTCCGTACCACCTCTGCAACCGAGCACGGATCGGGACTGCGAGCGCTAGAGAGTTGAAGCGGGACGGGCTAAGGATCAGTCGAGGTGCGGCGGTAATGCCGATACTCAATTCGATAAAATGAAAAGTCTTGACATCCCAATTATCAAAACTTACGGAGAATAAACTATGACTGACGAAGATCTTGCGGAGAAATGCTTACGGGAATTTGACCCTATCCCTGCCGACGGCGGAATTCTGAGCCAAATGGGTAGACGACAGCTAGGTGCATCGATATTCAGCGATGAAGGAATGAAATCAGCGGCGACTAGGTTTGCTGCTGAAATTGAGAAACACCAGACATCGGCAGAGAAAGGCGAGCAATACTACGACGCTCAAGAAACCTTCAGCCGTGAATTTGAAAGAGTGATGGGCGTTTCTATCCGAGGCTTTTTCGCAGGCGTTATGCTTGCTGACAAAAACTATGGAGACTACGAACAAGATCGGAAACCTAGGTACTCTGGTCCCATACTTGTAGTTGCCCATTTTAATTCCGAATTCCCGTTGCCAGGATATGAATGGGCTGCATATGTTGGAGACGCAGATAAAGGCGAGGAATGGGTCCGCAGCAACGGCGATAAATTGCCAGAACCAGCCGCCCGATATTTTTTCCCGCTGCTCCAGGGTACGTATCGGCGATAGCAAGATGCATCTGGTCAAGAGTGGAATCCGCGTCTACATAGACGTTGGTAAACGTGTCAAATAACTAAAATCATCCACATTACGGCAGGAAAGGTTGTGAGTACACCTAAACGGAAGATCGGCCTTTATTGGCTTAGGTTGCAGGATATAGACGATGAAGAAATATTGATTGACCCTGTGATCTTGGTCGAGATCGTGAAACATGCCTCCGCGTTAAGAGACATTGACCGAGTTCGAAAATTCCCTGAAAACAATAAGGCTCAGTTTTTCAAGGAGTTTCGAGCATGGGAGTCGGGAACAGAATCCGTCTCACTGATGACGCTGCGATTTGAAACTGCAAAGTACCACCACCGTCCGCCACTATTCGACGTTGATACGGCTGCCGAACGCGAAAGCCCAAAAAAACTGACGGAGGGTGAAGGTGAGAAAACTCACATTGCGCTACGTGCGGATAAAAAGGAGGCGCTCGTAATGCTAGAGGAGCGAAAGGTCGGCATGTCCTTTGGCGCGTTCGTTGATTATACGGAATTCATGGTCCGTAGGTATTACAGCGATAACGGGTTAAAAAGGCCATTCAAGATAATATCTGGGATTGTTCCAAAGGCCGACTTTCTTGAGGAGCTCGATAAACTTAAACGAGCAGCTATCGTCGACGTCTATGTTGACAAGGCGCTCCTTAAAGACGACTTCTTTCGTTTTTCCGGTAGAACTGAAGAGGTGAGAGATGAATTGCAGGTGTCCGTAAAATCCAAAATCGGGAAGGACATAAAGGAGTTCGGCAGAGCCATGTATAAAAGACATCAAAAGGGCGACGTCTCACAACTGCGCATCATTGGCTTTACGCATGAAAACAACCCGATGATGCTGGACACGAAAATCATCCGTTCAATCCAGCATTTTGAAGTTCAGCTCAATGAGTTGACTGGTGAAGTAAACAGTGATATGTTAGAAGAAAAGATGGTGGAAATGCTCGACTCTCTCGGAGACTGAAAATGGCATTTATGTCCCGCTGGGTTTACGATGAGGTCAAATACCCTATCAAGGATTACTGGAAAAATCTAAATCTCCAGGAATTTTTGTTTGATGTGGGGCTACCCGCCCTCATGACCTGCGCGATCTACTGCCTACTGGTTAGGTCAATCAGTCGTGCGGAGATGCGGGAATTCATTGGAAGCATCTTGACAGTGGTCTCCATTCTAATGGGCTTTTCAATCGCGGCCGTCACCATCCTTGCAAGCGCAGACGGTGCCAACATTCAAGAGCTACGAAAAGCAGATTCGTCGCGTAAGGCCGGTAGCAAAAGAATGAAGCTCTTTCAGGTACTTACCATGTACTTTGTCTATGGGCTGATCGCCGAGTTACTGACACTCGGCGCAAGCATCATTTACTACTTACTTTACGTATCCAATGAATCTCTCCCAGGCGCACATCTTCTTTTCGCTCTGATTCTGCTTCTGCTCTTCCACGTGCTCCTCGTTATTATCAGGAGCGTGACGAGTTTTTACTTTGTATTGTTGAAGGATGGTTAGAATACGGACGGACGAATAGAGCGCCGTTACGATTCTCTGATAAAAAAAGCCCGGTCCTCCGGGCTTTTTCATTGCTGTTGCAACGGGCTTTTATTTCAGATCCCGTCTCTGGCCGGGAGTGCTCTTCAGGTAGGCTTTGTAGAGGTCATCAACGACGATGTACACGCGTGCGCCAATCTTGACGGAATTCAGCGCCCCGAGGCGGATAGCCTGAAATACGGCCTGCCTGCTCACTCCCTTCGTTGCGGCGACGTCGACCGGCGTAAGCACGGTGGCTTCTTTATTTCTGCTGATTTTCAGGGTAAGGGTTGGTTTTTCCATCGGTGCGCTGAACTTGTTACGGCTGTCTCGCAGTGATCTGCGTGTAGGTGTAATCTATCCATTTCTTGCCACATTTGACGAGTAGGCCGCTCTTTGTTGCCTTGAGAAGCGGGAGGTGCTTGCGGGTGATCTTCGTTGCCCTGGTGTGTGAGGAGAGGTACACGGTGGCACCGGCGTTGACCTGCGACGTGATCCATGCAAGCTTCCGGCGAGCTGAAGCCCAGCGCGCGTAGCGGCTGGGCTTCATTTCGGCGTTCGTGATCATGACAGCGCGTCCTGATTGCCGGTGCGCTCGTCCGCCTCCCGCGCGTAGATCAGGGAATTGATGTCGCGCTCGAGCTCCGTCGCACGTTGGATCAGCGGCAGCAGGATCAGGGATTCGACGGCAGTGCAGTTGGCGTGTGCGTCGCGGAGTTCGCCGCGCAGGAAGGTTACGCTGTGCAGGGCTTTTTCGAGGCTTTCGTTCATGATGGTCTCCTTTCGTTGTGTGTGCGGCTCGTCGTTCAAGCCTGATACAACTTACAACACTTATTCACGTTTGTCAATAGGTCGGGCGAAATAAAGAGACTTTCACGACGGTGCCGATAGCTGTTTCTCTCCTGTAGCCTCGGCCACTGCGGTTCGGATCGCGATGCCGGCACCGGCAGCGTAACCGGCATGCAGAGCTCCCTCGTTGTGAATGGACGGTGTGGAGAATGGAGTCGTCTTGAAATGCGATTTCAGAAACGAATCAAGCGCCTCGTCGCGTTGGACAGGAACCAATCCTTCGCCCAGAGCGGGTTCGATTGGTGCGAGCTGCTTTCTCACCCGGAGGTATAACCCGCGAATAAAAGCGCTGTGAACTTTTTTCTTGTTCGCGGGTTTATACTTGTTCCACGAGCGCTTCAGGCTTGTTCGCCGATAGGCGCTCCAGAGTTTGGTGAATACCCGCACCAGATAGGCGTTGACGTAGCGGGCGATGTCGATGTGGTGCGGGTAGCCGACGAACTTGCATTCACCAGAGGTGAGGTTGCCAAAGACCACCCGCACATGAAAATGGTCTCGCAGGATCATCGACACGTACTGCTGCTCGATAGTGGATCTGTTGGGAAAGCGCACATACTGGACGTTGTACCCTGCATGCGCAAGGTCGAGATCCGAGACGTCGTACTTCTCCATGAGTTCGCGCGCGCGTTGTAGAGCGAGCGCTGCCTCGTGTTCGTTCGGCGAGCCGGACAGCGCGAGCAGCTTTTGAATGCGTGAAACGATGGTGTCGCGGTCAATGCTCATTTCGCTTTCCTTTTAGGCACACCCAGCAGGCTGTCGAGCTGATTCGAGAGCATGGTCCACTTGCGGCTGTACTTCCAGTACTTCGCATGGTGGCAGCTGGTCGTTTGCAGCTGCTCGGTGACGATGGCGAGCTCTTTGTTGAGGGCCTCAACCCGCAGCTCCCACAGGATTGACTCGAGCTGCCTGCGGCTCATGGACCATCCTTGCGTGCAGTGCTTGAGCAGGATCAGCATTTCGGCGCGAGTGGCTTTTTCTAAGGGGATTGAAAGCATGGTTTACTTCCCGTTCAAATAGTCTGCAATGGCGTAGGCAATCTCGTCGAAATCCTCTTCTTGAATCACGAGATACGGATGTTCCGGTATTGTTATATCGTGCGGTTTGGTGAACTGCACACCTGCGGGATACTCGCCATCCTTGCGGAGGAACTGCGCTCGGCCGTCGCCGAGCACGATGTACGGTGTACCTCCGGGATGATGGATTGTGCCACCGTAATGCTGGATGGCCGCGTACGCCAGTGCCGAGACCAGGACGATGTAGTCGTCGCCCCACTGCGCGGTTGGGCTCGCCGCAAGCGCACCGGTATCCTCCAGGGTCCTGCCGCCAGACCGTCTGGTTGTGCGTCCATCCTTCGTAGCCTTCGACTTCTGCCATTTCTGATCGCCGCCGGCGAACTCGCCATTGCCGAGCACCATGTACCGGCCGCCTGCTCGGAAGTTGCGGTCGACGGAAGCGAGCAACACCTGCTCGACCTCCGGCATCACCGGCCGGAGGTCGAACAAGCTGCGCCCGTATTCTTCGAGACGCAGTCTGAGGGTGTTGAGGTCCTTATCTAAATCAGCGAACATTAGCGATAGTTGAAAATGACGAGTTCACGACGAGGCAGAGTTTTCGACCTCGCCTGATTCGAGCAGGTGTACTTTGTTTCGACCTCGACCATGCGCATGCCTTTGAATACTTGACGCATGTCTACATGGTCATTGATGCTGATGATCATTTTTCCTTTGATGGTGGATGCGATCGCTGCCATGGCTTCGTACTCAGGCATCTCGAACGGCACGCCATAACCCTGGACTTTCCAGTATGGCGGATCGCAGTAAAAGAGTGTGTCCGGCCGGTCGTACTTCTCGATGCATGTTTTCCAATCGAGATGCTCGACACACACCGGCGCGAGACGAATATGCGCATCGGAGAGATCCTCCTCGATCCTGAGCAGGTTGAGCCGAGGCGGCCGCATCGCCGATGTGCCGAAAGTACGGCCGACAGGCTTGCCTCCGAATGCGAGTTTCTGGAGATAGAAAAAGCGGGACGCACGCTGAATATCGGTCAGCGTTTCCGGGCTCGTGAGCTTGAGCCATTCGAACATCTGCCGCGATGTAAGGCTCCACCTGAATTCTTTCAGGAATTCGTCAAGATGATGCTTGATGACGCGGTACATGTTGACCAGCTCTCCGTCGATGTCGTTGAGCACTTCGACGCTCGCAGGGTCTTTGATCCAGAACAGTGCTGCCGCACCGCAGAACGGTTCGACATACGTGTGGTGCTGCGGGAACAGCGGTAGGATGTGCTTTGCCAGCCGGGATTTCCCCCCTATCCAAGGGACTACGGGTTTCGACATGCTGGTTCCTCTTTTTGTGATTGGGTAGATGGTTATGCGGCGATGCCGCGAGAATCAGTTGCGGTTGACGCTCATGTACGACGCATCGCGGAAAGCCTGGTCAAGACGCTCAGCTTTGTCACGCGCTGTCCATGTGCGTCCGTCCACCATTTCGATGATGAGAAGCTGCGGTCGCACAGCATCCGGGTAGTACGCGGCGATGTGCTCGAGGATGATTCGGCCGCGTACCCATGTGATATCCACATCAAGGATGTCGCTGTCTGAATCATCATCCTCGTCGTCGTCAAATACCGCAAGCATTGTGTGAAAGACGTGCATCAGTTGAGCAGCGCCTTAACGAGCGAGAAAAACACAGCGCGCGTGAGACCGTAGAGCGCTTCGGGTAACAGTACGAGCAACGTCCATGCCTGCCAGCTCTTCACGTCGTTAGCCACGACGAACAGCGCCACAGCCACAGCTGAGAGTAGCGTCGCCGCGATGGAAGTGTGATTGCGGATGCTCTGCACGCCATGCCAGAGATCGCGCGGAAGCATGTCCAGATACCATGGCCACTCGACCGCGCGGCCATGCAGATCCAGCCAAGTTGCCCAGTGGTGCTGATATCCCTGCAAGAGATAGTCGGCGCTGGCATGTACGGAGAAGAGGAGTACTGCGCCGATTATGGCATTCCAGAATGACTTTGAAAAATTCATGTTGTTACCTCTTTGATTCGTAGTACAGGAGATAATCGCCCGATTTACTGACGGTGCCCTTCGCGTCCGGCGTAACCGCAGGATGCCATCCGTCGCGGGCGATGTCGACGGTCACCACGTTCGCGTCCTTCTTTCCGCTCTGGTAGCGACCGATGTAGCGCTCGGCCAGTTCGCGCTTCCCATCGCGCTCAACCCACACGAGCCAGATCTCGGACGGGCTCTTCACCGTATCTGCTAGCTCGCGGATGTGCGGCCGCAGCGAGGGAGGGACGGAGATGGTGCCATCGGGCTTTGCCCACATGGACTTCGCGAGAGGCACCGGATCGCCTGCCGCGTTCGTGAGCACATCACCGTCGCTGTTCGTAATGCCGAGCTCGCGCAGAAAGGCGGATGCGTAATCATCGTCGGTCCATCCCTTCGTTTGTGCGGGCGTGTAGCCCAGAGCTTTGCGCGTTGTCATGCGCTCGGCCGCAGACTCGGTTGTGCTCGTGGATGGTGTGCCGAGCTGAGAGAAGGCCGCACCGGCGTAGCGAGGCAGGAACGGCGTGAGAGCGGCACGGCCGGGATTGTATGCGAAGCCCTCGTTCGTCGAGAATTTCTCGTCACCGATTTTAATCGTTGCAATCGGCAGGCCGCGCGGTCCGAGCTCGACGGAGATTGCGCCGTTGCTTTCGCTGACCGTCAATCCCTCGCGCGCGAGCTCGCGCTCGCTGAGCGTACCGACACGCGCCCGGCAGCGCCAGTGATTGGGCGGGTAGTACATCTGCCAGAATGGATCGTCGTGCCGGTAGACAACACCGTCAAGCCTGCGGCACAGGCTTCCGGTGCGGTTGTCGAGCACGCTGTAGTATGCCCAGTACGGACGCTTATCCGCGACCTCGATCTGTCCCTGGTAGCGGCCGACGTTGAGAGCGGTCTGCAGGTTTTGCCGGTAGATCGTTTGCAGGCGGTACGGCGATCCTAGCAGCGGAGGCTTCGCGTCCTTCGGGATCTGCGGCGTGCCGGCGTCATCGACCGGCCACGGTTTTCCCTCGCCGTCGAGGTAGCGGCCTTCGTCGTCTTGCGGCCACGTGCGTCCCCACCAGCCGGCGAGCTTCAGATATGGCTCAAGGGATTTCTGGAACTTGTCGAACGTGATGCCTTCGCGCACCGCGCGCTCTGTCATTTCGCGGATGCTGCCGAGCACGTCGCGACGCATCACCTTTGCGACGGTAAATGCATGCGCATGCGTTTCGCTCTGCACGTCGGACCAAGAAAAAGAGAATGTGTATCCTTTTTTCTCCAGATACTTCTGCGCTTTCTCCGGTGGCAGGCGAAAGGCCACGCGGAGTATGTCCTCGCTGATATCCATGATTACAGCTCCGCGATGCGGCCGCGAATCTCTGACTCATACAGCATTCGCGCCAGAGCGTTTTGCAGGCGATCGCCGTCCATATCCGGGTAGGTGGCGGCGAGCAGCTCGAGTGCCTCTGCGTAATTACTGGCGCGTGCAATGGCGTTGATAACCGGTTGCAACACACCGTCCATCTGTGATTGCAGCTCCTCATCTGTGAGGCCATCGGCGAGGCGGTCGACCGCAGCCTGGTCAGGGAACTCGCTGGTATCGCTTTCCGCGAATGCTTCAACAGGCTGTGGCTCTTCCGGTGCCGCTGCGGGCTTCGGTTCCTCAGCTGCAGTGTCCTCGATGTCTTCGTCATCAAGCTTGTAGGCCTTCTGGAAGTATGCGGCCGACAGACGCTTGCCGGCCTTTCCGAGCATTTCATTGACCTTCGAATCGCGCTCGGCTACGGTGCTGTCGGTTTCGCTCTCCTCGTACAGCATAAATGTCGGTGCGTCGATCGTACCCCAGTTGACTTCGCAAATCGCGCGGTACACACGCGACATGGATTGCTGCACCAATCCGGCCACGGCCGCGACGGCGCTGTCGAGCACGGTCTCGCCGGTTTTGCTCGACGCGTAACCGCCTCCCTTGTCCGATACATCGGAGGACATCGTCTGATGAATGATGCTCAGGGCAATCTGATCGTCGCTGTAGGCCAGCAGCTCGCGGTACAGATCCGATGATGCGCTCTTGCCGGCTGCCTCAACGATCTCGTACGATTGCGTATCCGTGATGACGAGCACCGCGTCCTGAATCATACGACGTCCGGCCGACAGCGCTGCGGCCTTTTCCTCTTCGCCTGCGCCGGGCGGGACTTTGATCACGACATGCGGCATGCCGAATTTCTCGACAAACGTGAGCCAGAAGCGCAGGCCGCCACGTTTGAACGTCACCGGCCAGAAGCAACCGCTGAGCGCTCCGACGCCATAGGGATTCGTGTACGTCGCTCCGAAAGTCGGGAAGAGGAAGTTCTTCTCGCTCGGTAGTGCGACACCATCCTTGTTGTCTTTGGTGACGTACTTCCAGAACCCATGCGGATCGTGTACGAACCATTCCTGTGGCTTCGCGACGAACTGCTGCGGAAACCACTGCGTGCCGACAACCTCCCATGGCGCTTCCATCGGCTGATAGCCGTACAGCCATGCGGCCACGTGCGCTTCGATAAACGATTGCAGGTCGTAATCCTTGGTCCATTCCTCGAGCTCGCGTTTGTACCGGCTTCTCGCGCGGCCGCGATCCACATCCCATTCCAACGCCTTGACGCCGGAGGTGAGCTGTCCGACCGAAGCTTTGACTTTTGCGTCGTAGGTGATGGAGCGATACACGTCTATCGCTTTGCCCATGGCCTTAAGCACTTCGTCGGGATTCGGGAGGAAGGCCATGCTCGCGATGTCCTGCATCGCGTCGAGCGTGACCACTGGACGGTCGAGCGGTTTGTCGGTGCCGAGCTCGACGTAATCGTTTGGAGTGACGTACAATCGTTTAGCCATTGAGTGACCTCATCTAACGGACGTAGTTATCGTAAATAGCCATGGAGAATGGTTTCGCCGGTGACCGGCACGGAGTGATGGATTTCGACAGGCCGGGTAAGGAGCGGCGATGATGCGGCATGTGCAGCGAGAGCGCATGCCCAGTAATGATCGGCATGACCGGTCTCGTCGCTGCGCTCGGCATCGAAGCGGAGGTTGCCGGCAGCGGTGACGGTTTTGCGGATGGAGTGAATCGAATTGCGGTAGACCGGATCGGACGGAATGATGATGCGCCTGTCCTCGAAGCGGCCGTGCAGCTGGGATGACATCTCCGATTTGCTCGCGGAGGTGAACATCACGGACTCAACGCGGGTCTTCCCGAACTGATCCTGCGCCTCTTCCGCGAGCTGCATGCCGATGCCGGTGGCGTCGATGCATGCGCGGCGTATGCGCGGGTTTGAAAGGAATTGGTACAGCTCCTCGCGCTGCACGCGGAATGGCGTTTTTTCGAGCGTCCTGACTTCGCGCGTCCACAACACACCGCCAATGTCCTCGAGCAGCCAAATCACCGATACGTCCTTTTTTCGACCGATGTCCATCCCGACATACAAATCGCCCAGAGGATGGTTATCGCTCGGCCGCAGCGTCTCCTCGCTTTCGCAGGTCGCGATCAGATCATACGGGAAGTACGCGCTGCTTTCATCCTGTGGCATGCAGCAGTACTCCTGCAGCCACGTCTCCTCATCGACGCAGTCGTCGTGCATCTCCTGAATCCAGGCGGCACGCTCATCCTCTGTCGTCGGGCGTCCCTGAATCTTGTCGAGGAGCCCATCGCGCACGGCATCGTGAATCGTGACGGTGTGCAGAGACCAGTTGAGTGCACCGGCTTTAACACGTTTGATAAACGTGTTGAAAAGAGAATTTTCGCCGTTGTGCGTCGAGAGGATTCGGAGAGGAAATCCCCACGTAATTACCGGCCGCGCGGCTGCCCACATCGCCTTTGCATCATCATGCCATGCGAATTCGTCAAGCACGACTTTACCGCCTTTCGAACGGAAAGCTTTCGCCGAGGAGCTGAGGGCATTGATGCGGCAGCCGTTAGCGAACTCGATGCTGAGGCCTTTTATATCGCGCTCCTTGTCGATCACGATCATGCCGAGCTCTTGCGCTGCGGCATTGTACGCGCGTGCCCACATCGCACAGTAAATGATGTATTCCTTTGCGGCCGATTCATCGGCTGATGAAAACCAGATCGCCGGATAGCGGCCGCTGATCGCATCGCGAACATCCTCCTCGCTCTGTCCCCACGTACCACCGATGCGGCGAGACTTTTCGAAGATCTTTACTTTCGCGTTGTCGTCGGACCAGCGTTGCTGATATGGTAATAGGATGCTCATAGACGCAGAATCGTGTTGCGGATTTCTTCGAGCTTCTCTTCCGTGAGCTTCGTATCCACCGGCGCTTCTTCTTTCGGTGTGTCTATTCCGACAACCTGCTCGTATTTGCGGGACTGCTCGATCGTGGCGATGAGGCGATTGATTGCGTAAAGGCGGCCGGGATCTACCGGCACTCCATCGGCGAGATCCTTGCGCAGTGACTCCAGCAGCATGTACGCGGTGTCGTAGATCATCTCGTGCATGGTGCCGCGTTTGCTGAGGAGTGCTGCACGCTTCGATGCCCATTCGCCATCCTTCGCCCAGGTACGCACTGTTTTCTCGGCGATACCGAGGCGGCGTCCGATCTCATCGAAACTGCACTGTTTGACGACGTAGAGCTCCTGCGCCTGCTCGTAGTATTGTTCGCGCTTGCTCATGAGTTATAAATCCTCCATAACAAACCTGTGGACGTCATCGCCGAGCTGCTTTGCTGGTCCCTCACAGAGCGCTTTCGTTCGGCCGTAGCTATCGGTGCGCACGGTGCCGGCCTCGTCAATCGATATAACGACCACGATGTCCTTCTTATGCTTGCGTGCAAACAGGCGGGCGAGGGCTAGCTCGGGTGAGGAATTCCATGCCATCAGATCACCCGGCGAGTAAATTGTCGAGCTTCGCTATCTCGTCGCGGGTTGCGACCAGACCCGTGCGGAGCTCCGCGAGGCGCTCGGCGCTTCGCAGAACGGCATCGGTATCGAGCTGCGCGACATCGAGCATCGGGTTGAGCTCCATCCGCATGGTGCGGACGATGCCGTTCATTTCGGTGGTGATATCGCGCAGGCGTCCCTCGGCATCCGAGCGCTGGCCGCGCCACATGAGTCTTTCCTGATTCATTACGATTTGTCCTTCAAGTTGATGCGTAGTTTGATTTCCGCGATGTCCTTGCCCTGCGATTTCATCTCCCCACGAATTTCCGCCATGAGCTGTGCCTGCAACGACATAGCCTCGCTGATGCGCTGCTGTGTGGCGTAATCGTTTTTCCGCTCCTCCCTGATCAGCTCAAACGTCCGATCGCGTTCGACGCGCATATCCTCCCGCTGCGCCGATCGCTCCTGCTGAATCATCTGGTACTGCTCGCTACGCTCCTCCCTGATGATGACCGAGAAGCGGTCGAACTGTTTCTCGCTCCACTTCTGCGTCAGGTACCACATCAAAAAAATGATGCCTCCGACGCCGGCGAGTTTCGACGCTTCCATAATCCAACTCGGCAAAACCTCAACCATGTGCTCTCCTGTGCATTTGTGACATGGAAATATCCAGTCGTAAAAAAGCACCATCCGACGCAAGCAAATTCTTGTGAATTGTCAATAAAAGGGGGAAATGCCGTTTACGAGATTGCATACAGTAGTCGGGGCACCCTCCCCGAGGCGAGGTTCAGCGTGTGGATTCTGACCCATTTTCGAGGACTTTTGCCGCGAGTTGCAAAAAATCCAGTCCACACCAGCGCAACCCTTTTGAAATCTTTTGCAAAGGCGTTGCAAAACCGATTTCTCCGGTAGAGGGTACCCCAATACCCCTGAAACGCTCCTAGGGCCGTTTCCGGCCGAAATCGGGGCAATTTCGAAAATCAGCGAGGCACCATGAGAATCCCGTTTTTTCGCACCGGCACTCACACCGCAATGAACGGTACCGTTGTCTCCGTCGACGGCGCTGAGCTGGATCGCCGGATAACCCTCTACAACGAGCAGACGAGCCACGAGGCTCCGCTCGTGATCGGCCATCCAAGCATCAACGGTCCGGCTTTCGGTTGGGTCGAAAAGCTCGAACGCGAGGGCGACATGGCCTATGCCGAAACCCGCGACGAGCAGCCGGAATTCGTGGACCTGGTCAAACGCGGTCTGTATAAAAAAGTGTCCGCGTCCTTTTATCCCGATGGTCTGCTACGGCACGTCGGATTCCTCGGAGCAACTCCTCCGGCCGTCAAGGGTCTGCCGGCAGTGCAGTTCGGCGAGGACGATCAGGCGGAGGTGTACGAGTTCGCGGACCTCGCCAACATGCGCGTGAGCTGGGCGTTCGATACCGTCCGCTCTCTGCTGCGCGGGCTCCGCGACTGGATGATTGATAAGGAGGGCGTCGAGAAGGCGGATGCGCTGCTGCCGAGCTGGCAGGTCGACGCGGTTCAGTACGAACCGCCACAAGACGCCACGGCGACGGAAGCGCTGTACAGTGAAACTCCTGCGGACGTTGCCGGCACGGGCCACGCTGCTGATGCCGCATCCGATGCCGGCAGCGACGCGGGCGAGGACGCGGGCGAAGCTGCACAGGAGACGCCGGCAGCTGACCAGGCGAACTACGCTGATCGTGTGGCCGAGCTCGAGCGCCAGCTGGCGGCCGAGCGTGCCGAGCGCGAGGCGGAGCGTCAGCGGAATGAGATCGAGTCGTTCTGCGACTCCCCTGAGATGCGCGGCCGCATCACTCCGGCCATGCGGCCGGTGGTGATCGAGATGCTGCTCACGACCAGGACTACGGATTTCGGCGAGGGCGACGACGTTGCTCCGCTCTCCGAGCATGTCCGATCGTTGCTGCGATCGCTGCCGGTTCAGGTCGCCTTTGCGGAAACAGCGACGGACGGTATCGCTACCCCGAGCAACCCGGACGTCGAAGAGGCGAAGAAAGTCGCCGACGAATTCAACAGACGCAACGGCTGACCGCTGCAAATCTGATAGACAGTCACTTTCAACTCTACAGGAGCAAACATGTCGGAAGACTATGGACTCACATCGGCCACGCTTGCGGCGGACAATCTGATCGCTGGCGGATTCCCGATCGTGGAAAAAGGCATCACGCTGGTCGAGGGTCAGAACCTCACGCGCGGTACGGTGCTCGGCCGCATCACCACAGGCGGCAAATTCACAGCGTACGATGCGGACGTTGATCCGGTGGACGGCTCGGAGAAGCCCGTCGCCATCCTCGCACGCGACACCGACGCCACGGATGCGGACGTGAAGACGACTGCGTACTTCACCGGTGTCTTCAACGCGGCGGCGGTTACCGGCGAGGACGCTGCCGGCATCCTTCTGCTCGAGGCGCGCGGCATCCACATCGTTTAACGGACACAATCGTCCGGCTTTCCAGATCACGACAACGACACTGCAACGATAATTTCAGGAGCATCCATGCTGAACGATTTCACTCCCCGGTTTCTTTCGGAAACCATCAATCAGATCCAGCCGCCGAAGGCCACGCTTCGCGATCTGGTTTTTTCCAAACCGCGAAACGCGACTGCGGAGTATGTGCAGTTCGAGATCGTGACGTCCGCGCAGAAACTCGCTGCGTTTCGCGCACGCGGTCGCGAAGCCAACGTCGTGGACAAACAGGGACGGAAGCTCGTGACGTTCCGCATCCCGTCCATCCGCGAGAAGAAGCCGTTTGCGGCAGCGGACACGCTCCGCAGCAATGCACCGGGCACCGGCATCTATGCCGACGCGGGCTCGCTGCAGCAGGCCGCGAAACTGCAGGCAGCTCAGGAGCTGGCCGACTTCAAGGAGCGTATGACCCGCACGAAGGAATGGCTGTGCGCACAGGCGCTCACCGGTGGCATCACCATCACGCTGGATGATTACGACATCGCCATCGATTTCGGTGTCGCCTCGTCTCACAAACCGACGCTGACCTCCACCGCGAAGTGGGACACGGACGCGAACGTGGACATCCCGGCGAATCTGCGCACGTGGAAAAAGCTCATCTCGCGCGACAGCGGTTACACACCCGATCGCGTGATCCTGGGCTCGGATGCGGCCGACCTCTTCATTGCCAACAGCAAGGTGAAGGCGCTGCTCGACAACAAGGGTATCGCGGCCGGGAAGCTCGACCTGCAGAGCAACAGCAACTATCTCGGATCGATTCTCGGTCTGGATTTTTACGAGCACACCGATCAGTACGTCAACGCGTCCGGTACCGCAACGGACTACGTCGCTGCGGGCGCTGTGATTATGGTGGCCTCCGCTGCGCCGTTCCATTTCTGGCACGGACCGGTCGATGACCTCGACGCGAACTTCGGCGTTATGGAATTCTTCTCGAAGACGTTCCGCACGCAGGACCCGTCAGTCGACTGGCTGCTCGTTGCCTCAGCACCGGTGCCGATCATCCACCACACCGGCGCGATCGTGTACGCTACGGTGAAGTAACAAGAAAATCCCACACACAAGGATAGGACCACGAGTACGAGGAAAGGGTTTTGCGGTGCGCGGTTGATGCAGGTGACGCGCACCATCTTCGAAGCCGACGAGTGTAGCACAGTGCCTGCACCAGAAAGTGGACCAACCGGTCTGATCAACCGGCGACGAAAAACAGGAATGGCGGTATCGGCTGCCGCCATCCTTTTCCGGGTACCCGGCGATACGGCTGGGTTCATTCCCCAAGTCGTGTGGGCCGCACCGGTTCGAGGCCGGAGTGCCCGTCAAACCAGAAGGAGTTCACACCATGATTGCCGATTCATTTCTTCATATCTGCGATAGCATCTGCGACGATATCATTATGCTGGAAGACACGCTCCGGGAGCTAAAGACTGCGCCCGCGATAGAAGAGAGCGGTCTGCCTCAGCAGGGTAAAAGCGAAATCCGCGGAAATATCATGCTTGCATACCGGCACCTCGAAGACGCGCGAATGCGCCTGAGGATGGTTGTCAAGCATGCGCAGGGCAGCACATCGAATTACGATCACTCATCAACGCAGGGCACCGATTCACAATCACTCATCAACGACTGACTGCTGTCGGCCGCTCGGACCTTGCCTCCTTCAGGTCCCCGGCCGGCAGTGGTCATCGGCACACTACTCAAACAGGCTGTACATGAACGACGAAAAGAAACTGAGAATGAGAGTCCTGCGCGGCGCATGGCTAGTCGGTGTCGACATCGATGACGAGGGCTGCTTCGAGATCGACTTCGAGGAAGCCTCGCGCCTCGTCAACCTCGGCGTCGCCGAGTTCGCTGATGAAGCGGATGTATTTACTCTCACCGGTGATCCCTACACCGACGAGCAGCTGATCAACGCACTGGCTGCCGGTGACGACAACAACGGTGACCAGGCTAACGACGCCGGCGACAACGAGAACGGTGACCAGGACAACAGCGCCGGTGACGAAAATCCGGTTGACCAGACAAACGGCACCGGCGACGAATCACCTGCCGCCGATGCAGACACGAGCGAGGGCACAGACAACGGAGCCGCAGCGCCCACTGTCGCCGCCAAGACGAAGCACCTCTTCGACAAAAGGAACAAGCGCAAATGAGTTACGGCAGCATCGACCGCATAACCTCAGTGCTGATAAGTTCGGATGATTACATCCGCTGTCTCGATGACGAGCAGATCGGTGCCGGCAACGAGGCAATCCCGACTCGCGCCGAGGCGTTGCTCAACGCGGTTGATGCGGAGATCAATGGTTTGCTCGAAGGGCTGTACACCGTGCCGTTTACAACCGTGCCTGCGCTTGTAGAACAGATCGCCGATCGCAAGGCGGCGTACGCTCTCTTCGCGCGGCGTCCCGGCGAGGTCCCGCAGTCCATCCGCGACTACAACACATGGGCTGACGGCAAGCTCAACATGATCATCCGGCGACAGATCCAGCTGGTGAAAGATGAGGAGCCCAAGCGAGGCTCGACACCGCTGGTGAACAAAACAGAATCCGATCAGGTTTTTTCTGCGTCACTGCTCGGGACCATGCCGAAATGATCAACCACTTTTCACAGCAAATAATCAACCGTTTGAAAGAGTACGCAGGACCGCGTGCGCAGGTGGATTACTTGCCCGAAAACGTCGGGAGCTTCGCCATCACCCATGCAGAGGCCGCGTACCTCGTGCACTACAGCGGAAGCACATTTTCAACCAGCTCGCCGCGCATTCAGCGGAAGATGTCATTCGACATTTACGTCGCCACAAAACGACTTAGTGGGCCCAGCGGATTGGCAACGCATGTGGAGCGTGTCGTGTCGTGGTTGCATGGCGCGAAGCTCGAGGGCGCGAGTGGCCAGCTGCTGGCTGTACGGGATCGCTTCACCGCACTCATGAACGGCAGCTATCAACACGTCATCACGTTCGAACTTGTCGCGCCATATCAGCGCAATTATCAATCGGAGACACCCGCATGAGTTTCAAACTGGACAACTCGGTCTGGAAAATAATCATCGGCGCTGCCGGCGGAGTACTCCTCGCGCTGCTCGCATCGAAGGGTTGCACCGACGAGGTACCGACACAACCCGCAACGCCACAGACGGAGGTGCGGAGGGACAGCACAAACCTCGACTCGCTCCGCGCGGTGCTCTTTGCGGAATTCACAGCTGCGGTACCGGCACGCATTAAGCGAGTGCCAGTACACGACACAACCAAGGTTGCGGACAGTACGATGACCGAGGCGCAGCGCGATAGTCTGCGCATGGCACAGCAAGCGGCACGCGATGCATTCGCCCTGGTGCGTCGCCTCCAGCTGCAGCTGCAATCATCACCATGGGTGCGCGACATCGTCGCTGAGCATGATACCAGCTGTTATAGCGACGAGTTGGATCTCACCACGGCAGTGCACCAAACCTACTCCTACCGCGATCAGACGTTTGGTCTGACGCTCGCCCACACGCAGCCTGATCCAACGACATGGGACTGGGTTGCGAAATACGCGCCATGGATCGGCACGCTGATCGGCGCAATCAAACTGACCGTCGACGGATTAAAAAAATAACAAAGGAGTTTTATTCCATGCGTAACCTTCTGTCACTTCCCCTCGGGCTGCGGACGCTGCTATTCGTGCTGCTTATGCCGGTCAGCCTCATTGCCACTCTGGCCGTAGCGAGCGCCCTCGGTGCCGGCGCTGTGGTCACTGCCGTGATCGGCGCTGGCGTTGTCATTGCACTCGCTCTCGTGTTCGCACCCGAGCTCTATAAAAGCGCCGGTGCGATTGGTGCGGGTATAGCATCATTCCTCGCGCTGTCTATATACGCAGCAGGCATCACAATACTTACACCTTCGATGACTTGGGCGCAGACCGTATCCGACACAGTAACGTTGCCGGGCGACTGGATGAGTCTGATACCTCTGGCTATGGCATTCTTGGCTCCAATGCTGGTCGGATGGATAAAGAAGCAACTTTTCACACCTGTGAAGCAACCGGATGGATCTGTCGTGCAGGTGCTGCCGAAGTGGTTTCCGAAGTGGACGCCTCTCGTGCTCGCGCCGGTGCTGATCATCGCCTCGGATCTGTTGGTGAAGCTGCTCGGTGGTGACGGCGTTTCGCCGGTCATGCTCGCGCTACTCTCACCATGGCCGACATACATCCGCGAGATCGGCGATCAGTTCAAGAAAGCAAAGACCGCCTAACCGTATCTCACGACCACACTGATTTAATCTGAAGGAGGTTTTTATCATGGCGAAAAAAGTCCAGCACACTCCGACCGAACGCGATCACATCACGGAGGAGCGCATCGAGCAGCTGTACAACGAGCTCGTTGTGCTGCCGCTGTCGCGCGAGAACTTGCGCACAGCAGTTGTGAAGGTGTCGGAGGCGTTTCTCGGTGTGGGCGAAGTGGGTACGTCGAACTCCGGGTATTGGGTGGATAAGTTCTTGGCGCAGTGCGGCCTCGGTCCACGTCAATTCTGGTGCATGGCGTTTGTGCAGGCGATGATCCGCTGGGCATGCGACGTGTGGAAGGCCGCGGACATCCTGCCGTTCAACAGCGCCGGCACACGTGCCGTGTGGAATTATGCGCGGAAAAATCTGCTCGTGACCACGTTGCTCTCGGAGATCCGGCCGGGCGACGTCCTGATCTGGGCGCTCACCGGCTCGACCCTCGGTCACACCGGTCTTGTAGTCCGTGTGCAGTGGGATGGAAAGAAACTCATCGTCACCACAATCGAGGGCAACGTCGGAGCAAAGCTGTGGCGCAATGGCGGCAGCATCGAATATCGATGCTACGAGTATACGCAGGCGAATTACTCCCGCGACGTCAATGGCCGGTACCTGCTCGGTGCGGTCTCCTTCGACAAAATGTACGACCGACATATCACGAAGCTCCCGGCATAAAATGTGGCACGGCTTTTTTACATCCACGAAACAGACGATGGGCGCGAGTACGTCGACACGATCCATTCCGCAGACCTCCCGGAACCTCGAACCGTGTCCGTACTCGCCCCAGTTACAACCATCACGGTGCAGCACAATTTCCCTCGCAGGTTTACGCGTGTTGCACTCATGGACCTCCAGTACTACGAAGTGCCACGGACGGTTGTGGCACGCCTCTTCTACGGCGACAATGGAGATGACACCTACTTTGTTACGATCGACTTTAATACTCCTTTTTCTGGCGTTATACGCATCGATCCTTAGCGCTCAGATCCGTCCGGGCGCGTGCATCAACTTCATCACAGACACGCACGGGACGATTGTGGCGCTGGCCGACACGTGCAGGCAGGACACGATTTACATCGGCGCGAATGCGTACAGCGGACCATGGGTGTTTCGCGCCGGCGCAGGCGTAACATTGTCGGTGGCACCAGCTGCTGATGTGCTCTCGTATCAAACGATCATCACGCCGGCGCAGGTTGTGATATTCGAGGGCGACACGGTATCTGTCCCTGCGGATACGACCGTTGTTGAGCGCATGGTACACGGTCGCGACACGATCATCTTCACCGCCAGCTCGTCTGCAGGCGGGCGCACATTCATCACCGACGCGCGGGCGACTCTGCGACCTCCGGGCACGATCGACAGCACGACTGAGGGGCTCTACAAACTGGACTACGGCTTCGGTACGATCAACCAGTCTGGCTTCGCCAACTTCTCCAACAACGGGAGCGGTGGAGCGGACTCGACGGGCTTCAGCTTCCCGAATCAATCGGGATTCATGCTGTTCGTGGACAATGCGTATCCGCTCATGTTCACCCACTTCGTCGTTAAAACCAGTTTCACGAGTGGTAACGAGGCGTATACAGGTCAATTCCCGACGAACATTGTGGGTGCGAATTCGGACTCTTGCCTGTTCAGCGCACACCTGAAAACGGAATTCAGCGGTGGCATCAGGCGGTACTATCTGCGGATCTACAAACTCCACAGGGCAAGCATCACCGGCGTTGCCATACCGCATAACCTCGGCGCGCTCGTCTGCTCGCATGAGATAACAGAGAACCGATTCCCCGCCTATGGCACATCCGTACAGGCGCGAGTCGAGCTGTACATCAGGAGGCTGTGATGCGGAATAATTCTGATAGAAAAACCCTGAAAATCACAGGAATATTATTCCTGATTTATTCCATTTCGGCACTTAACCCCTTGTTCTGCAAAGCGCAAGGTACCATCGCGCCGAGCGAACATTTCGACGCGCTCCAGTGCTCGGTCTACGATCTGGCGCTCGGTCACATCGCCGATGCGGACAGCCTCGCGGGCGGTAAGCTACCGTACAAATCGATTGTGGAGCGAGTGCTCGTTGTCGTGGATACGGCCGTGACCGACGCGGACAGCATTACTGTGCGGCTGCGGCAGGCGCACGCGACGCTGTTTGCATCCGGGAACATCACAACCGAATCACGCTGGCAGACGGCCGGCGAAGTGTTTGCCGGTGAGCCGCTGTTCGGTACCGGAAGCGCAGAGGATACGGTCGTCATCGCGATCAACAGCGGAGGCGTGCCGCAAGGTCACGTGCGCATTTTCATCTATTACCGTCGATTGTATTGAGGACATGCATGCGCTATATTTGGACTTCCATCCAATTCTCCCTCCTTATTCTGAGTCTGTGCCATTTGGCACAGGCTCAGGATGTTTGCGTCGTTACCGGCCGCGTGTACAGTCAGGATATGCAGCCTGCCGGTGGTGCGAAAATCCGCGTGCTCAAAACGCAGCCGCATGAGTCGCAGCCATTCCTGATCAGCGGTGGTGTCAAAACCGAAGTTGCGGATGCTCTGGGCTTTGTCACTCTCCGGGTATTGCGCAACAGCACTATCTGGATCGCGACGGACGTGCAGACGCCGGTTCTCGGCATCAGCGCAAACGCGGCAGTGCCGACAAAGTTGTTTGTGCCCGACGCTCCAGCTGCGATGTTGTACGATCTACTCCCACCGGGCGCAATACCGCAGACGTATCTGGTCGCAGTGCCGGCGCTTGTCATCGACACAACAGCAGCAGATAGCCTGGTGTTTGATGGCGACTTCATCGTACAATGGACCGGGCGGAAGGCAAAGATCTCCCTCAATGACGACAGTACCGCAAAGGTCGCGTACGGCGACTCCATCCGCATCGCCGACAGCCTTGCGCGTGTGGCTCTGGACTCCGCATCGGCAGCGAGGCAGGATCTGCTCAATCAAATTGCAGTGCTCACAGCGCAGCTGGACACGGCGGGTACGTACACGCGGGTGATCCTCTACGCACAAATCGCAACGCTGTATGACTCGCTCGGGACGGTGCAGCAGCAGATCGCTGATCTATCAGCACGGATTGATACCGTCGGTACGTTTGACCGGATCGCGAATGCAGCGCGTGATGCGCAGCAGGACATTGATATCGCGGCTGCGGGAAAGTGGATTCAGTACGATGCGACAGTTCGCAGGATCGCATCTCCGAAGTGGCTCGCGGTGCCGGGAGATACGAATGTTGCGAAATGGGATAATCTTGGCAACCTGACAATCTACACCGACGACAATGCCGTCAATGGCTACGCGCAAATAAATGTGCCGAATGGAGCAATTAACGCGCAATGGGTAAATGCGAGTTCAGGCCTCATGGGTCCGATGTGGACTCCAACGGGAGGGGCTGCGTTCTTGACTGCTGCTGATGCCACGTACGGCGGTTACATGCTCGGCGGTCAAGCAACGGGATTGACCTTCGATGCGAGTAGTGCAAGCGGTAAACAACGGTGGTTGGTCAACGGTGCAGAGAGAATGCGCCTTACAGCATCCGGCAAACTCGGTATCGGAAAAGCCGATCCTGGATACAGCTTCGAATCCTTCGGTTGGGTAAAATCGGATTCAGGCTTTATTAGTACAGGCAGCTTCGATCACTTCGGGAAAGGTAAGACTGACTGGTGGATGGCGCTTGGATATGGCGATACATACGGACGTTTGTACAGTAACGCCACGCGCGGAGTAGAACTGTTCTCGCAAAATTTCAACGTGAGTTTGCAGACAGTCAACGATGGCATTTACTTTGTCCCGCAGGGGAAGGTCAATTTCATATTGAAAGGCGACAGCGCAACGATACATAAGCCCGTAACGCTAACCCACAATCTGTACGTGAAGCAGCAGTATGTGGACTTCAATGTTGGCGATATTGCCACTGGCGCGAATGGTGGTTTCGGATTCTCAACATCAACGGGAACACCGTCTATTTCTATGTTGACGAACGGGACAGGGTACTCTTTTCTTCGCGGTCGCGTAGGTCATGGATTCGATTTCGATGGATACCTCAATCGGAGGCTCGTATCGTTTGCATATGACTCGACAACGATTTACAAGCCGACAACATTTGCCAGTGACATAATTTTGGAGCGGCCTGTCGGTACGGGCATGGGTTCAAGAATAATCATTCCGTCAGCCGTTGCCTTTGGGTCTGATTATTACGCGATTGGTAACACTCCAAATGGAGTGTGCTTTTATTATAAAACCACTCCAACTCTCATGGTGACATGGGATTACCATCTTGGTAGGCAGGACGGACAATCTGCCACATATTATGAACCTCAACATTTAGTGCATGCCGCGACACGAAACACTTTCAATGGTCGCATCTCCGTAAAATCTCCGAGCACTACCCAACACTCCGGCAACTTCGGCGGGAACTTACAAGTGGATTCGAGCTTGATTGCGAGAGGCGGAGTGAAAACTCCGATTGTAGTGATTGACACATTGGGCGTAAACCAGTCCGATTCGATGCGGTACAATTTCGTCGGTGAAACTCTGCCGATTGCGTACCAACCAATGACTGAGGCAATGGGTTCACGCACATACCGTTTTGCCTACGCGGCAAGATCAGGAAAAACGAAAATCGTAAAATGTATCGCTGATTCTGTTAACGGCGTTGCAATCTCGCGGATTGAAATCAATGTCGGCAGCAATTACACAACTAGTTACATCGTGCAATCAACTGGCAGGTTCTTCGGAACCTTGCGTTGGGCCTTCGCAACAGGAACACCTAACGCAAATTCAATTGATCACACTCCGGGCGCGGGCACGAATGTGTACACATCCTTTCGCGGCTTTCCTTCTGGTTTAGGGTACGGCACTCAAATGAACTTTGAATTGTGGAGCGTTGCAGGCGCATCACAACTAGTCAATACCGATGTCGAGTTTACGGTCTTCTACGTTGCTCCGACGAACGCACCATTGCTACAACCAATAAAGATCATACTATAACAGGAGACTTCCCCATGCATTCAGCAGACAGAAAAACGCTCAAAACTGCCGCGATCTGGATCGGAATATTCATCGTGATCGTCGTAATGATCTTCGGCGCAAAAAAATGCGCTGCGCAAACGGCAGGCGAATTCACCATGTCGTTCACATACTCGGCTGCGGTCGATGAGCAGATGACCGAGCAGTACGGTCCCGACTGGATTAAAATCGAGAAGGACCGAATCCGCGAGGGGTGGCAGAACCGCAAGAATCAGGCGAAGGAAGCCTTCGCGCAGAGGCGGGCGGCGCTGTTCAATTTTGACGATGTCAGCGGATTGTCGGCTGCGGATAAGACCAAGCTTCGTGAGCTGTACGCGAAACAGCGAGCATACGAACTCGAGCAGAAGCGCCTTGCAGACTCAGTGGCGGCAGCGCAGACACGCGGATCATTGATCACGCCAGCTGAAGAGATGCCGGCACGCTACGCGGCGAATGTGGGCAAGGCGTACTCTCCCCGGACGTTGTTTCTACAAGAGATCGCGGCGCCCGGCACCACTGGCGGTGGCGGAGGCGCTCCTCCTCCTCTCGCGCATGGGTATATCACTGGCGGCGAGGTCGCCATCGTTGTGGCCGTACTCGTTGTCGGTGCGGTAGCTGTCATCGCGGCCGGCTACGGTGTATACCACCTCGTCAAGTGGGCGGTGAAGCGGTGAATGATACTGAGCTGTTGAAGCTGTGCGCACTGGCGCTGCGCTATGGTCACTCGATGCGCGAGGCCATTGACACAATGACTCTCTCCGAGATGGAAGAGCATGCCGATCGCGTTGCCGCGATGACAAAGCGTGCGCATGATGAACTGCTCAAAGCACACCCGGAAATCGAGAGCTCATTGCCATCAGGCGGTATCAAAGGATTGTTGTACGCATAGCATTTGCACCTCATTCCGCGATTGAATAAACGACTGTTACACACCATTTAGAGGAGCCGTCATGGCGAACACTTCCCACGAAAACATGATTCTCAACGGCGCGAACTTTGGCGTCATCATTCCGGCAACGCTGAGCAGCGGCAAGATCGCGTCGCTCGGTACCGCCATCAAGCACGAGGCCATCGAGAGCACCGAGTATGAATTTGCGGTGTCGTCCGACAGCGACGAGGTCGTGTCCAAGGAGTTGGATAACGGCGTCACCGTCGAGGCACCGAAGGTCACAACTGTGATCTCTGCTGTTACCGGTGCCGAGAAGGCCGCCTCCGGCGATCGCGACAAGATCCGCTTCACAACGCTCGAACTCGACAATGCGGCCATGGCTGAGCTTCAGGGCTTGATCGGTGAGCCGTGCTTCGTGTGCATCGGTACCGGCATGAAAACGGATGGCACGCTCGACGGCTTTGCCTTCCTGTATGGCAAGCTCAGCGGCTCCCTGACGCACAGCACAAAGGGTAACGAGCTCCAGAGCGTCCAGCTCGAATTCTCCGGTACCGAAGGCGTTGCGGATGCAGGATTCGACCACACGGATCTCAACACAGCGTTCACGACAACTGTCGAGCCCATGGGTGCCGAAGCTGCGCTGGACATCCTCAAGGCCTCTCCTACGACCAACCACTTCAGCGCAGGCGATCTCACCGATCTGCTCACCGGCAAGATCGTACTCAAGGTCGCGGCGTAACACCGGCGCTATGAACAACCTCATCGAAACCGATATCCTCGCGCGCATTCTCAACATGATCGCGCGCGAGGAGTTTTTATCCACGAGGCGCAATCGCATCGAAGCATTGCATGCGCGCGAGCTCGTGCGTCGCAAGCTTGCCCGATACCAGGGCACAACACTCGTGATAACGGAACGCGGCCGCAAATTCCTGAACGGCGCTGACAATCACGATGTAACCACCAACGATGAATCAACAGAAGCGCTGAACAATGCCAACTTACCGGACGATCAGCAGAGCGCATGAGGACGGCTACGGCGAGGTTGTAACCCTCGTCGTCGCCTCCGATACCTACGCCGGCCTGTACGCCTCCAGCGGACAGGTCGACGTCGGTGTGCTCACTGTCGATACGGTAAAGCGCGATCTGGATCAGGGAGAAAACATCCTGGTCGAAGATGAAATGAGCTTGCTCCTCGATGAGGCAACGATCGAAACATCCGACGACGCGGACGCGATCGCGTTTGTGCTCGATGCACGCGACATCGCCGTGCGCCGGTATGTGGCCGTGTTCCTGCAACCTGCGGACGTCGACGCGCCGGTTGTTGCGGATCTCGATTACTCAGGTCTCGTACGGCCGGAAACGAGCAGCGACGACTTGCAGTGGAACGGCGCTCCATGGTCTGGTGCGATCGCTCCACTCCGTTCGTGGAAGGTGACGATCAAAAATCTGTTCGAAGGCGTGCTTGATCGCATCAGCATGTGGCACCTGATCTACGGGAATGGCATCTCCACCGAGCCTGATTACGTGCCGGGAATATCGCCCAGCTGGGAGAGCACGAACGTATCGGAGCTGTTTGCCTACAATAATAGTGGCGGGTACGAAACGCGCTGGCAGTCGATGGTGAACCTGAACACGCTGCTGCGCATGCTCGCGGATGAGGTGGAATTCACGCTCGACCATCAGGGTTATGGTACCTACACGTTTGAGCTGGCCAACTCGCCGCTCGGAGTAAAAGCAGCACCGGCCGAATTTGTTGATCACTACGCTGCCACACCGATGCGTAACGCTGCGGAACCGTACCAGATCACATGGCTGCGAGAAAAGGAAATCGCCCTCGGTGATGGCGTCAATGTGCTCAACCAGATCTGGATCAATTACGGACGCGTGAAGCCAGACTCGGTGCTCAACCTGCCGGGCATCACCGGTGATGCTCATGCCTTCGAGAAGCTCGAGTCGTTTGCGGATCTGCTGTACAAGCTTGCATTCGATCTCGGCTGTTACCTGCGCATTGAGTACATCACAGCAACGACGCTGCGGATATCGTTTGTCCCGCGCGCGAATATCGTTGCGGATGAAATCTGGATACGCGACGCTGTAGACGCCTCGTTGGATCTCGGTCCCGAGCAGGCGGATGAAAGCGACACTTACTACGGCATGGCGCACACGCTGGCCAGCGAGGGTAACGCTGCGTCGCAGGGACACAACTACTACGAGCACGGCGCAAGCGGCCTCGGCTGGGTAACGTCGCCATTGACGCAGGAGCTTACAAAATCCGGTGGCGAGCAGCTGCAATTCACAATTGCGCCGACAATGCGCCGCGTCAAAGCCACGATAATTACCGGCTGGTCCGGTGCCGCCTTACCGCATAACACGCGTACGTACAAATCCGGCGTGTTGCAAACCGGCGAAGAGCGCGACACCACGGGTGTGACAACGGCACTCTTCATGAACGGCCACGTACTGCCGGGCACACATGTCATGCCCATCGCGGCATTGCGCCTCACCGTCGACGGCACACCGAGTGTGTACTACTCGCTCGGTGAATACATCAATGCGATCGCCGGACGCGACAAAGAGTATTACGTTGCGGAGTATCAACTCCGTATTCCGTTCCTTTGCAGCTTCCGCATCAGCGCCGATGGATCGCACGCGGGAGATGATGGCGGCCGCGGATCGTGGAAGCACCTGCAGCTCGGCCGCAAGCTCACACTCGACGGTGTGCCATTCGCAATCGTCGGTTACGAACGTAACTACGCGGAGTTCGAAACCACACTTCGCTTGATGCTGATCAGTCGATTCGCCTTCGGCGAGGACACAACGAGCATCGGCGATGCGACAATCTCTGTCCCGGCAGCAGCTGCCGGTGTTGCTCAGTACGATGAGTACACCTGCGGCGAGGACGTCGACGAGGGAGACGCTGTCAGCATCATGACGGATGGAACCGTATACCGGACGCTCGCGTTGCGATCGCATTTCGGACGGTACGTCGGCATTGCACAGCAGGATGGTCTCGATGGTGAGCGCATCCGCGTGCAGACGGGCGGACAGGCATCGCACACAGCCTGGTCGCTGACACCCGGAGCGCCAGTCGTTGTTCGCACGGTGGCAATCGGTACACCCAACGTCAGCGCATCAGTGCTCACCGGCATCACCGCCACAGAGGACACGTACCTCCGCATTGGTGTGGCGGTATCGACAACGGAATTCGTGATGGGTAATCTCCGCCAATTCGTTTACGCACCAGGACTGCCGGTATGATAAAACTGCGTTACCAGAACGGATCATCGTCCGCAGTAACCGAGGAATTCCGCGAGCTCTCGTTGATCGAGCTGCCGGAAGTCGACCGCCTGCAGCCGTTGACGCTGCGCGGCCGGATCTGCGACCATCGCCGCTACACGCGCCTCACATGGCAGCTCACCATCACAACCGAAGCCGATGACAACGATGTCGCATGGATCGCGGATTGGTGGTCTGCCGATACCCGCTGGATACAGCAACCGTACGACGCCGGCGACACCAATTGGATTGAGGTCACAACCGATGGCGGCAAAGCGCCCATCACGTTCGTAGACGGCATCATCGACTTCCCCGAGGCCACATTGACCATTACCGCGAAGGACCCGTCATGATGATGTACCCGATAACCTGCATCTGCGGCTCGACGCGATTCCGCAAAGAGATACAGGAGGCTGTACGGCTCGAAACGATGCGCGGATGCATCGTGCTCTCGCCTGGTGTATTCGGTAACGATAGCGATCCGATCACCGACGAAGAAAAAGCTGATCTGGACAAAATGCACAGAATGAAAATTGCGCTGAGCGATCAAGTGCTGGTGGTCAATCCGGGCGGCTACATCGGCGAAAGCACTGCAAACGAAATCGCTTATGCGCATGAAATCGGCAGGCCGGTAAAGTATACGGAAGCGCTGCATGTCTGAAACCATCGTATCTGATATCACCAACTACAAGAACAGTCCGATCCGACGATTGGTACTGACGGATACCGTAACGACGGATCGCATTCAGATCATTTCCGCAACCGCTGAATCGCAGTACGATTGCCCTCCGATCACCCGGCGCGACAGCAAGGGGAACGATCGGATTGTAGGATGGAGATTCGAGGCGGTATTCATCCCGGTCCATAACCATATCGGCACGATGCTCCAGATGCTCGATGGATGGAACCGGCGAACAGTCGACGCGGTGCTGTTTCTCAAACCAGATTCAAGTCAGGCACATGGCCGCACGGCATCGATCACCCTGCTCAATCCAATCGGCCTGACGTGGAGCGTCGCTAAAACTGAGTATGGACCCGAGCTCCGCATCACCATTTCAAAGGCGTTGAAATCCATTTATCAATACGGTAGTGCACCCACAACCCTGTGGGCAGACGGTACCGAGACAATCCCAGAACCGAATCCATAAATCTCAAGGAGGCAACAATGGACGAAATCACTGCACCCGTCGACCAGGTCACTGCGCCCATGGAGCGTAAACTCTTCAGCTACAACGGTCGCGACTACATCTACGACTTTAATATCATCACCTTCGAACAGGCACAGCTTGCGACGGAGGTGATGCAGTTCAAAAAGCAGACCCTCGATAAGCCACCGAAATCTCTCACGGAGCTGATCCGTTCCGGCAGCGCCGAGTATCTCGCACGTGTATTTGCGTACATCATTGTCCGCGTTGAGCCCGATGGTTCGCTCGAGAAGTTCAACCGCGTTCGCGGATACGATGCGGCACTTGCGTTCGTGCAGGGGTTGCCGGTGTCGATGTGGCAGACTGTCGAGGAGTGCATTACCGATTTTTTCGGACGTATGGGGAAGGAGTCACTCGCATCGACCGTGCTCTCGCACGAGTCCGATCTGGACGTAAGCGCGATCGTGTCGTCGATGCTAGCGGGGGCATTCGCGAACGCAAAGAAGAGCGACGACGACTCATCGAACGACAACTCAGCTACGGACGACTCTACCTCGCCGGCGAGCTCGACCGTCGACTCCGGGAGTCATTGACCAGTCCCCTCGTGCGGCTGCTGGCGGAGTTTGATCCGCTCCGCTATGCGGCCGCGCGCGAGCTCCTGATAGTCGAGGCAGTTGCCGGAATCGAAGACAAATGCGCTACACGTAACAGGTAAATCACCATGGCCGAAGTAAGTCTCAAACTCAATTTTAATCCGGCGCTCGATGCGGCGAAGCTGAACGTGCTCATTCGCGCGCTCAAGACTGCGCTTGGTCCTCTCGGTAAAGACATCAAGATGATTGATGCCGCGAAGCTCAAGAAGGATTTTGAGACTGTAACGTCCGAAGTGATTGAGGCAACCTCAGAGATTAAAACGCTTCAAACGCAGATCGATGGGCTGAAGAAAAAGGCGGAAAGCGCCAATTTACCTCGGTCGTTCCGTACGAATGAGATGGTGACTGCTATTCAGGGTGTCGCAAACGTTGTCGAGCACTTCACGAGTATCGGTTTGGAGTTCGAACAAGAGCTGGACATGGTCGGCTCGATCACAGGCAAGAGCGGTGCGGAACTTGAGAAGCTGGGACTGATCGCTCGCGATCTCGGTAAAGAGTTCGGTGGTGGACCAATGCCGCAGCTCGGCATGTTTCAGGGCATTCTCGGTAAACTCGGGCCATACATGGCCGACAACATCGATGCGCTCGGACTCATGTCCAAGAACGTCAATATCCTTGGAAAGTCGAGTAAGCTTGCTGCCGATGATGCAATGGGTGCGATGGTCGACATCATGCTGCAATTCAGTCTCGCAACCGGTGAGGCTGCTCACGACGCGGAAATGTCAACCTATGTGATGAACGAGTTGGCATCGTCGGCACAGGCAGGCGGTTCTGAAATAAAAGAACTCAAGGATTTTATGATTGCGGGTGGCTCTGCCGCGCGTGAAGCTAACTTGAGTCTCAAGCAGGCCGCTGCTGCAGCGCAGGTGTTCGCGAGAGGTGGTAAGGTCGGATCGGAAGCCGGTACCGGATTCCGCAACATGCTCGGTCTCCTGCAGAATGCATCCGGTCCTGCCGAGGAAGCCATGACCCGCATTGGCACGAGCACGAAGGAGCTGGGTCAACTATTGACGACTCAGGGACCGGATGCGGCGATGAGAAAAATCCGGGATGGAATGAATCTCCTCTCGACCGATGCTGATCGCAATGCAACCCTGATGAAAATCTTCGGTACCGAGACCTTCAACTACGCTGCAGGCTTTATCGAGAATCTGGATTATTACCAGATCTTCCTTGATGGTACCGCGAACGCGCAGGAAGGGCTCGGTGCGGCAACGATCATGGCAGCGCAGAATATGGAGAATGGATCGACAATGGTTCAGCGTGCCCTTGCATGGATTGAGGATTTCGGGATAACAGCATTTGAGCTGTTAGGTTCGAAGGCATCGGCCGCTCTCTCCGTTGTCGCGCAGGTTGCACCACAATTAGCTGGTTTGTCTGCAATCAAAAATCTCATCCCTCCCGGCGCGATCGCATCGGTAGGCAGCATGGCGAAGTCGTTGTTGACAACGTTGTTGCCATCGTTGTTCACGGTCAATGCAACGACAGGCGTGCTCACCTTCTCATTCAGCGCGTTGTGGACAGCCATCACCGGACCGATCGGAATTGCAGTCGCTGCCATCCTCGCCATCGGTGCAGCGCTGTGGCTGATCTACGAAAACGTCGAGCCGGTGCGCACGGCCATTGACGGAGTTATCGCGTACCTTGTCCCTGTATTTGAACAGCTTTGGGAGGTCATCAAGGTTGTAGGTGAAGTGCTGTGGGAAGTTGGCAAGGTGATGTTCGAATGGTTCATCTTCCCGCTGCAGATCGCATACAACGTCATCGTAACCATAGTGACACAGATCTGGGATTTCGTTTCCGGTCTGCTCTCCAGTGGTACGGCCGCGAAGACAGCAGGCGGATTCATGGCCTTTTTCAACACCGCCATTAAATACGTACTCGGTAGTCTGAAATTATCGAAGGGACTGATTCGCGGCACGCTCAACGCCATCAAGGAATTCAAAAACATCATCTTCGATGTGTTCGGAGCGCTCTCGAAAATGTCGTTCGCGGATATCCTCAAAGGCATCTTCACCGGTGATTTCGGTGCGGCCGGAAAAGTGCTCTCCGAGGCAGGTAGCCGGATTGGTAAAGCATTCAAATCCGGCGTCGACGAGGTTATGGTCGACGCTGCCGAGGCGGTCACGCCAGATCCGAAGAAGCCGACCAAAACCACCACCAAACCGCCTCCCGGTGGTGGCGGTGCCGGCGTCGACAAGGATGCCGCGAAGAAGGCCGCGAAGCTCCAGTCCGAGGTTGAGAAGCTCATCGACGAGAGTCGCGAACGTATCAACAAACTCGCTGCCGAGCGTGATCAGGAAGCTGCCGAGCGCACACTCGAGGACACCGAGGAGCTGCAGGACAAAATATCGGAGAATTACCTCCTATCTGCGGAAGAGCGACAACTCCGCTGGATCGAGCTCGAGAGCGAGCGTGTATCGAAAACAACTGCGATGCAGAACGCTGCGATTGAGGAGGAGAAACGTCTGGCGCTCAAAGCTATCGATGACAGACAGGCCGAGGCACTCGCAAAGGAAGGGCTTTCCGAAAAACACAAGGCAGCCATCCGTGAGGCGCTCGCTGCCGAACGCATCTCAACAGAGGCAGCGCTCGCGGACAAACTGAACCGTACACTCGAGGCGGCCAACAAGGAATCAGCGAAGCGTGTTTCCGATTTTCGGAAGACTGAAAACGAGCGTGCAATCGAGGATACACGGAAGCGGCTGGAGCGCGAGACGCAGCTCTACGAACGTGCTATCGACAAGGCCGCCTCGGTACAGAAGAGGTTGAATCAGACCTTCGCTCAGATCGGCACACGCGGTTTCGAGCAGTCAGCAGACCAACGTATCGATGAACTTGAGCGGCAGAAAAAACGGGAGCTCGAGATTGTCGGCGACAGCGAGGCGGCAAAGGAGGAGGTCGAGCGCTTCTATGCAGCACGTCGCGCTACTATAGAAGAGGAAAGCGCTCGGCGCATTGCAGCGGTCGAGGCGGTGAAGGGCGGGCAGGATCTGTTCGTGGATCAGTCGGTCGAGCTCGACAAGATGCGCCAGCAGAAGTCTACTATAGAGAAGCTCCTCGCACTCGAGCCACCTGAGAGCGAAGCGGCCGCAAAGCTGCGCGAGCAGCTCGGCGACGTTGAGCGGGCGCTTACGGAAAAATCCGATGTTATCAATAACCTTACATCGGCGATTCAAGACGATTTCGCGGAAGGAATGGCCGGGCTATTCTCAGGCGATCAGGAAGCCATGCGGGAAGGGATGCGTGCCACACTCGGGACGATAGCCGGGTTCCTCCAGCAACTCGCAACGACAGCGGTGCTGGAGCTGGTCCTGACCTCCGCACCTATAAAAGCCATCGCGGCAATGAGCGGGCTACTGGCACCTGTTTTCCTTGCTGGGGCCGCTGCCACGATTCGGGCAGGTATAAACGCCCTTTTATCGCCCATTCTCAGCTCTGTATTGAGCTTTGCAACGGGCGGTCGCGTCGATCATCCGACGCTGGCCGTCATAGGCGACGCAGGAAAGGCGACCGGCAGCAACACCGAGTGGATTCTGCGGGACCCGGACGTTGCAGACATCGTCCGCATGGCTCAGCAGCCGATGACAGAGGCAATCGTCGAGGAAATGCGGTTATTACGGCAGGAAGTGGTACGTTTGGGTGGCACTCGGACCCTCCTGCGCGGACAAGACCTCGTCACAGCGGCCGACAGAGCCCGATCCTCGTCAAACCGTCGCCGTAGGTCGTGACTACTGACAATAAGGCAGAACCGAGACAGGAACGCAGCATCACCCTGCAAATATCTTTAAGACTGTGTCAATAAAAGAGTTACGGCGAAACAGCAAAAATCCAGAACCAGGTGCAAAAAAGTCCGCTACCAAGTGCGCGGTTATAATGGTCATCCTGATTGTAGCGGGTAATATACACATGCCACTCTGTCATGACAATGCACACACTGCACTGCTTCGGTTCTGCTCATGAAACACGCGACAGCGATCATGCGATCAGCACCGCGGGTAAGAAAAGCCCCAGTCTCTGCCGAGATTTCCATCCACTTGATCGTGATGTTGATATCGAAGACCCAGGTGTGAATTACCTGAGGGCGCCGCGACGGAGTTTCAGCGATCATGCGAACATGGCGGTAGGGGGCACCATCATCACCGAGAGCAGCGGACCGATGAAGAAGTCTTCTAATAGCTAGGAATACATTCCGAGTCCCGCCATTGCCGCTCCCATTCTGATTCAGCCCGGGTTCGCCGCTTCCGGGCTGTTTTTCGTTGGTTACTATCTACTGGAATGGACTCAATCCACTTGAATCCCACAGCAGGTGGGAACGTATCTCAGTCGACGCTCATCGGATTGGCGTGGTGTTTATATCGCATACTGTTTATGTCGTATTCTGTTTATTTCGTAACCGCTGCACTAGTTGAAAATGGTTTTCAATTCTGGTAGATTGTCGCGAATGAAACACTTTCTACAGTGCTGCATGAGGCTCGGAGGGCGCTATGATGTTTCTGTTCCAGCAATGTCGGTACGCGGACGCAAGTACTAAATTTCTTCGCTATGTCGCCACTGCATCAGATTTCAGGCCACGTGTGGTTACCATAACGCTGCTCCTATTGTGTCTGCTGAGCCTCCACATGTCCGTTGCGCAGGCGCAGGACGGCTGGATCAGCGTTGGAGCCAGTCCCGACACCCAAGCACAACTTGTCGCTGCTGTCGACAGTACCACCTGCTTCCTGTTGTATGATATTGGTGTACACAAGATACCTGGCCATCCCGGTTATGTGACACGTGACGGGGGACTATCCTGGGAAAAGTTCGCCGACAGTCTCGTAAGTATGGATTGTCAGGATTTCAACCTGCTGACACGTCTCGACGCCGTGCGAGTTGGAAACGCTGGCTGGATTCGATTGCTGCAGAGTGCAGATACGGGACGGACCTGGACTGAAATGCGTACCCTCCCCATCAGCACATTGGTCGGGAACGACAGTATTCAACGTCTCACGGTGCTATCTTCAGATGCAGATCGGGCTTGCATATGTGTTGGATCGATGGTCGTGTCACGCATTTATGAGATCGCACGCGATGGTGGGATCCTGGAAGTGTACCAACTTCCGGTGAATATCGACCGATGTTTTCGTGTTGGAAACGCTATCATCGGGTGGGGAGCGCAGAAGATAATTGCATCCACGAATTTTGGCCTCTCTTGGGACACGCTGCTCGAAAATCCGTCAATTTATGACGTCCGTCCCGGTAAGGATGCTACCCTCTGGGCTTCAATGTGCGTATCAAAAGATGAGACCGATTTCCAACTTGTTCGCAGTGATGATAGGGGAATGAGTTGGCGTAATGTCCCGGTACCTGGCAAAGGGTACTTTCGCGTTCGTATCAAGCCGCATATTTATCCTCCCATCGCGGATGGACAGTTCCTCTGGATTCGCACCGAACATGAGTGGTACGCCCGCAATTCTGACGATACATGGGATGCGCTCGCGAATTTTCCTCAGGAGTTACATAATCCATTCAAGTATCAATGGATCTCACGCTGTAGCGACGGTAGCAGTTGGACGACCGCACTGTACTTGAAGGATATCTATCGTAGTGCAAATCCACCCCAGAGGACACAGCAGCTCGATGTGAAGGACCTGAGTTCGTATAGACAGAAACGCGCAAACGTTATTATCCCGCATATCGGCTGGGAAGCGTGGCAGGAAGCGATCGTGGAGCGGATGGATGAACATGGTCCTTTTGTTGAGATCGGGCGGGTACATGCGCCGGAATATTTGTTTACGGACGAATCCACCAATGCAGCCGGTCCATTTCGATATCGTGTAACCTTCCCTGCCCTATCCGGGAAGTATCATCAGCTTGAATCATCACCTGTGCTTCTGAACCGAGATTCGGTTCTCATCCTGGATCTCCTCGAATACCTACTCATTCCCCAGGGGAAAAGGCTTGAGTACAACAACGGCTGGGTGTCTGCCTGTACTTTTGATTCCACGACGCGGACATATCGGTATACCCGACACACTTCGGGCCAGACCGAAGATGTATGGCTACGCAGCAGTCACCCGGATCTTCTGTTGGAGGAATACGGTCTCACTGTGTACGGCATACTGAATGGGGGATGGGACCATCGCTCGGATGCCGGTGAGTGGCAGAAGGATCAACGCTTCATCCTGACACAGCAATCGGCAGCAGGCATTCCGGATACAATCACCATTGGCGCACGCGTATCCGCTCACGCAGCGAGTGGCTTTGTGTGGATTACACTCGTCAGGCATGTCGGGATTGCCGAGATATATGTCGAGTGGAGGTCCTTGTCAGGACAGTCCTCGGTCACGCATATAGAGCTCGTCCGTGTTCTGGATGCAACTCTTGTCACGCAGTTACCCATGGACGTTGCTCTGAAAGCGCCATATCCGAACCCTGTAAGTAACGTGTTGCATATACCGGTGCAGCTAAGCCGGCCTTGTTTTCTGGAGGTGACAATCCATGATATGCTGGGTCGTAAGCAATCGACCATAGCGTACGGAACATATGTAGCAGGAATTCATGAGTATTTTTATGATGCATCGAGACTGCTGCCCGGCACGTACTTCCTCTGCCTTCGAAGCGGATCGCGGGTTGCTTACCAGATGTTTATTCGTTGAGGTCTATCCAGCGTGAACAAGGAAAAATCCCCGCTTTTAACGGGGCGTTCATCCACTTGATCTTGATGTTGATATCGAAGACCAAGGTGTGAATTACCTGACCGCGCCGCGACGGAGCTTCAGCATCCATGAGAACATGGCGATAGGTGGGACCATCATCACCACGAGCAGCAGACCGAGGAGGAAGTCTTCGAATAGCCAGGTATACATTCCGAATCCCGCCATCGCCGACGCCATCGCCATTTGTGCGATGATGAACCCTTTCCGCATCTTCCTTGAGCTCGTGCGCATCTGCGCGACGAAAGCGGAGTCCCCTCTATCGCGACTGTGTCGGACAGCGGCCTGGTCAGTCTGAATAGTCTTCCGTTTCCGCTCAATGGAAAAGCGTATAAGCGGCAAGGTCAGCAGACTCAATCCAAGCGCCCAGGCACTCATCGCGGTCCAGAACGTCATGAAGAAATTGCCGCTCATTGCCGGGAACAGGAGGTCCCGGAGAAAAGTCCAACTGCCGAAGAATACCGCAAACAGGACCCACTCGAGTATGCCTGAGTCGATACTCCGACGAAAGGACATCCCGACCGCCAGCAAACCTCCGATGAAAGATCCCGTTAATACGAAAGTGACAGGGACGGGGCTTACCATTACGGAGGCAACAAGGCTTGCAGCCGCAACGACAATAAAGACAAACAAGCCGATCCGTAGCTTGCGAAGCCGTGCCTCGAAATCCTCCCAGGACAAAGCCCCGGCGCCATCGACCAGACCGTTCTTCAC